TTACATGCCGGTTTGACCGATGGAAGTATCAAGATGACCAAGCGAGCGCGTATCGTGGTCTCTCATCTTATTAGAAGCAGTCGTTAAAATACTGTTATATTGCTTTTTAAAGGCCGTTGTAACGTCTATTCCCGTGGCGTTGCTTCGGCCTATTTTTTTATATCGGGTTACAAAAAGGGTTACGGATAAGGGGTACATATTAAAGTGTTAAAAGGGTTACAAAAGGGTTACAAAAACTCGTGTTTTCGGTAGTGTACGAATATACAAGATGTAAGAAAAACGGCTATTTTGACAAAAAAAGCCGTTTAAATGGGTAGAAAAAGCCAAACGATAAACAAAAAAACAATTGTTTATATATCTATAAATCAAGTATATGCAGAAATATTTAAAATCGCTTTAATTGCAAAATTGCGCATGTTAGGCTTTGTTGCGCATTTGGATGTATTTTTGTTGTAGTTGTAATATCTGTTGCTGAACCGTTTGATTATCTTTGATGTACCATTTTTGTAATAATTCAGTTGTATAATTAATCAGATAATCAATTCGGTTAAGATATGCACTTTTCCGTTTATATTTCGTTAATTCATTATCCCAATATGCCTCATAATTATTGCAAGCCCGAATTATGTATGGGGTTCTGTCGATTATATTCAGGTGTTCTATTATAAGATGAGCATCATTTTTTATTGTTGCACGACGTGTAGTATAAATTCCTTCTTTCCTTAATTTATTGTATAGGGCAATACCTTGCTTGACGTAAAATTCGTAATCACCTATTAATAAAAGTTCTTTTCTGCACTCATCGTAATTTTCGAACTTCTTTTCAAAATCGTATATCGAAGGCATATATTCCAAAGCAATACATGCATGCAAAAAACTTGCGACCACATGAGTTTTTCTGCCTTTAACTAAATTCTTATAAGAGGCATAAGATTTTTCCCGTCTTTCCTCGTATGGAGTTTCTTCAATATCTTTAATTTCTATTATTTCTTTCTCCATTTCAGAGATTTCGTGTATTGGTTCGTTTTCCAATGAAAACGTAATATCTGAAATGGTTTTTGTTTTGTCTTTTTTGTTCCTTTTGTAGATTTTAACGGTCATGTATAAGCAAAGCATGACCAAAAGACCACTTAAACAAAGATATAATATATCGCTCATTTTATTCAAGACTAACAGAACCAACAACTAAGGCTATGCCTGTAATTTCATCTACCGGAATATCAAACGGCGGATATTCCTTATTATCTGATACGGCCCGAAGGTGTTGCATATCATCGCCGGGCATTAGACGTTTTACCAAGATACCTTGCTCCCTTGTTGCAATTACATGGCATTTGTTCCACTGGATAAACTGTGTATTCCTTAGTATAGAACAGGCGATCACGTCCCCGGAATTGAAGTGCGGGTACATAGACAGCCCGGAAACTTCTATCATAAAATCTACCTTGCAGTATTTAAACTTTGGAATCACATAATATTCTTTTACGTCCCTTTCTTCAATCGAAAAATTGGCATTCCCGAAACCGGCGGCAGCAGTTTGAGTTACCAAAGGGATCGGACTTAATCCATTGCGGGCGGCTTCGGCAAACGGTATAGCTTCATGGTCATTTATAGCGTCGATTTTTGAAGGAGTTGGTATAGATAAAGGATCTTTATCACCACCCTTTAGCATAGGACCTCGACCAGATAACAGCCATTCATAATTTATATCCGGGAATGTGGCGATAAATTTCGCCATTACATCTTCGGTTATGCCTGTTTTACTCTCTAACGTTCCCCTTGAAACTCCGATTTTTGTATAAAAATCTCTTTTACTAATACCTAAAGTACCAGCAAATTGCAAAATTCTTTGCTTTATTGGTGAAATATTTTGTTCTTTTGCTTGCATAATGGCGAAATCTATTGTATGTTTGCGGTGTATTAACAATGATAACGGGCGGTAAATATAGTGAAAACGCTCGATACGGCATAATTAAAACGGTTAAACATGAAACGATATTATTTTGAATTGATAGACGAACATTATAACGATCTGGGTGCATTCATTCCGGACGGTAGCAACAAGCAGGCTGCCATCAACAAGGCAAGGCAATGGATGAAGGATAACGGTGTAACAAAGGCTATGCTGGCAGTCAATAGCATGAGAACAGGCAACCTACTGGATGTGATAGACATAGAATTGAATTAATTAAAAATAGAATATAGATACAGGAGTTTCAAGTTTTGCTATACCGGTGCGGGGAACAAGGCAAGAAGATTGCCGGATAACTGACAGCCGGAAAGACGGGCGGGCGATTAGTTCAGAGGCAGAACAGGCAAAACTTACCCACAGGAGCTATGGTCCCCGGTTCGAATCCGGGATCGCCCACAACAAAAAAAATTAAACAGTATAACGAAATGAAAGCAATCAAGGTATTTATCGACGAAAAGGAACAGTATAAGATGCTGAACCTGATAGAAAAGTTCAACAGCCACGAGGATATAGCGGCTACGGGAACTGGGCGGACGGATTTTGTAGTGGCGGCCAGTGGCGAATGTGCGATGGCTTACGTAAGGGCGGTTCTTGCCGGGAAATTGGATGATTGTACGATTGAAACTATAAAATAAGGAGGAAATATCATGAAAGTGAAAAAGGTAATCGCAAAGAAGGAGTGTGTACGGTTCAATACAAGCGTGTGCCGTGAAAAACAAGAGTTACTGAAAAAGATAGAAAAGGAATTAAGCGGGCTTCCGGAAACGGCAATATTCCAAAATGTCTATGTTGGCGGTATTGCCGTTTTGGAAAGAAAAACGGTTGGGAAGGAAATAGATTTGAAATACTCAAAACTGTTCAGGTATGAAGATTTGGTTCCCGGTATTATGACCGCCGGCCAGTTTAAGAGATTAAAGGCAAGAGGGGCTATTCAGGCCTATACACTGCCCGGACCAAACACGCCCGGACAGTATTTCATAAATCTTCCGAATCGGGATGAAACAGGTGCTAATAAAGCTTGTCAATCAGCGGAACCATCTGCTCTTCAGAGCCGTTGGATTGTTCAAAGACTTGAAGAGCTTGAGCGGCAGCGTAAGAATCTATTATTCTTGGTATGTCGTATCCTTCAAGCCGCCCCCGGATATAAGTTACGTCCATCAGAACTTGCAGCTGAAACCATCGGCGACTTATCTTCTCTTTCTCAAGAGGCGGTATGCAGTCTGCTAATTCGAATGACGAAAGAAGATACCGCTCGTTCTTCCATTAGAGATACAGCCATACAAAGGAACTCTTGGAAGGAAGAGGCGAATAAGGTTATTCTTGATACTCTTTCAGATGTCGTAGATCTTTAATTGATTCCTTGAATTTATCTTTTTCAATTTGAATGCGTTTGTTTATCCTTTCAAGGGCATCTGTTTCAGAAATGTTTTCTGATTTTGAAAGTAATAAAACAACTTCTTCTTTAAGGGCCAAACAAGTTGTATATGATTCAAACAAACGTTCGATAATGAACGTTGATAGGGTCTTTAGTACTCATGATGATATATTTTATGTTTAACACGCTACAAATGTAGCAAACTTCCGCGGTTCGGGAGAATAGCGGAAGCCTTTTAAACAGAATAATAACGGTATTTAAAAAGCAATAGAATATGAAACGACAAATTATAATCGACAGTGAAGCAAGAAAGAGACTCCAGGAAGCATTTGGAGTTACCCGCGTTACGGTGTGGAAAGCACTCAACTATGAGAGCGAAAACGAACTGGCCCGGAAAATCCGCTATACAGCCAAAAAGGAAATGGGTGGTGTGGAAATAAACGGTCCGCTTCCGGGGTTCGATACGATCCATGATACGGTCAAAGGAATCACTACTCAAACTTTCGGCCCTCGTGTAAAGATAATTCTATACTGGGACACAAACAGAACTGCCGTATTGGTGGACGGCGAGGTTCGCCGGATTGAAGACGGGCTTACCCTTTCCGAGTTTATGAGCATACAAGGTGAAGTTTACAAGCTGGCCCAGTCTTTACAGAATAGTTAAGGAGGTTCGATATGGAATACTACGGGAAAATATTATGTATTTCAAAAGAGGACCTGACAAGGGATGATCGGTCTACTGTCGGAGGTTATCAGATTGATAACGTAATGGGACCAATAATGAGTGAAAGTTGTTACAAGCAATTAGTTTTTCGCAATAAAATCCGGGTTGTCCGTAAAGGCATAGGCCGTGGCGTTGCTGCCTTGGTCGCCGTTGAAAGCCTTCCGGAGAAATACAAGAAAATGGTCGAGCAAAAATATGGCGATATGAAATCTGAAATATTACGTAACTGGTTTGCCGCTCATTGGAGCATCGACGAAAACGCACGGGTTTTCTTTGCCGGGTATCGGTTGGCCTCCGGAAAAGAGCTGGAGCTCGAACAGCAACAGGAATACGTGTTGAACGCTTCCGCCATCCGTGCCGTATTGCGGTTGATGGACGACGTAAAGATGAAGCGGGCCGTTATGCAGGGGAACCGGGTTTGCTGGGAAGAAATGGCCGGAGCGATCAACTTCTACCAGTCTGAGTTTGGCCATACGTTGCCAACATCGGTGAACCGCTTTAAAAAGAAGGTGAACGAGTTTAAGGAAAAGAGTTACGCAAGTCTGATAAGCAAGAAGTTCGGTAACCAGAATACGCGCCTGGTCAATATAAAGATTGAAAAATTGCTGGTAAGTATTGCCGCGCGTCCTAACAGGCCTTGGAACACCAGTGTTCACGAAATGTACAACCAGTTTGTGCGTGGCGAGTTGGAAATGTACGATCCGGAAACGGGCGAGATTTACAACCCGGAAGATTATACGGACAAGAAAGGCAACCCGATAGAGTTAAGCCCCTCGACGGTTCAGTATTATTTGACGCTGCCTAAAAATCAGGCTTTGATCGACAAACAGCACATGAGTTGGACGACTTTCATGCACGAACAACGGCCGCACGTCCACCGGGAGAATCCGGGATTTGCGCTCAGTCTGATTTCTTTCGACGACCGCGACCTTCCGCGCAAACTAAAAGACACGAGACAACGCCCGAAAGCCTATTATGCTTACGATGTAGCCAGCCAATGTGTAGTCGGGTACGCATATAGCCGAAAAAAGGATATTGATTTGGTTGTGGACATGTTTCGCAGCATGTTCCGCCTGATAGACCGGAACGGCTGGGGAACCCCGGCGCAGGTGGAAGTGGAAAACCACTTGATGAGCCAGTGGAAAGACGGGTTCTTGAAAGCCGGTGAGGTATTCCCCTTTGTTCACTTCTGTGCCCCGCAAAATTCGCAGGAAAAGCATGCGGAGCAATTTAACGGAGCCAAGAAACGGAGCCTGGAACACGAGCACCAGTTGGGAATCGGGCGTTTCTACGCCAAGAACAAGAAATACCGGACGGAGGCGAAAAAGGTGTTCGACGAACTGAACGACACCTACGAGGATAAGCAATATTATACCTGGGACGAACTGATTGCCGAAGATCAGGAGATTATCCGGCTTTTCAACGAATCACCCCACCCGAACCAAAAGAAATATCTGGGTATGAGCCGCTGGCAGGTGCTTTGCGAAACCATGAATCCGAATCTGGAGGCTTACGACAAGTCATTCGTCGCCAAATATATCGGCGAACACGTTGAAACAAGCATCCGCCGGAACAGCTATTGCCGGGTGAATTATACTGACTACTGGCTGAGTTCGCCGGAAGTGATCGAAAAGCTGGCCCCTAACAATTACAAGGTGGATGCCTACTACATACCGGAAGAAGACGGGAGCATCAAGGACCTGTTTATCTACCAAAACGGCAAACTGATAGACAAGCTGGTGGATATGGGCAAATTCAACACCGCAGCCGCCGAGCAGACCGAAGAAGACCGACGGATCATGACCGAACAGTTGAAATTCGGAAAGGCTTTCGACCGGATGATGGAGCGGAACGAGGCGAAACCGGTTGGTATCCTAAAGAAAGAGACCGCCCGGAAGATAAAGGAAGCTCAACCGAAAGAAGTTCAGATGCCACAGAATAACGACGATATGGATTTTCTGAACTACGATCCGAAGAACTATGTGAAACGAGCGATAGCCAGTATTTAAACAAAATAATAATCATATTAAAACAGCAATATAATGGAACTGACAAACGAAATCAAGCAGAATATAATCACTGCCATAAAAGACAACCGGGAAAATTACCCCAGCGATAACAAGCACGCTGCCGCACTGGGTATTTCTTCCAGTGTTTACAATTCATTGAAGAAAGGAAAGATTGACCGCATGGTAAGCGATGCCACCTGGGTTTGCATCGCCCGCCGGTTAAATGTTTCCCTCCGCGATGAGATAGAATGGAAAATCGCGGAAACGCCGACCTTCCTGTTTATTGCCGAACAGCTCCGGGTTTGCCAGGAGAGCGGCGTATCGGCCCTGCTTTGTGATTTGGCCAATATCGGGAAAACATTCACGGCAAGGGCGTATGTCAAGACACACAAGAACGCTATCTATGTGGATTGTTCGCAGGTAAAGACGAAATCCCGGTTGATCCGCTTTATCGCCAAGGAGTTTGGCGTAAACAACAACGGCCGGTATTGCGACGTGTACGACGACCTCGCCTTTTACCTGAAAACCCTGGAACGCCCTCTGATTATTCTTGATGAAGCCGGGGATCTGGATTATACCGCTTTTTTGGAGTTGAAAGCCCTTTGGAACGCCACCGAACGCAGCTGCGCCTGGTATATGATGGGAGCCAACGGACTTCGGGCAAAAATCATCCGCTCGATTGAGAACGAAAAGATCGGTTATACCGAAATGTTCAGCCGGTACGGGGATAAATTCAGCAAAGTAACTCCGGACGACGGGAAAGAACGGGAAGTGTTCTTGAAAGCACAGGCCGCAATGGTGGTAAAGGTGAACGCCCCGGAACGAAACGACGTGGCGCAAATCGTAAACCGTACCGGCGGCAGTCTCCGGCGGGTTTATACCGAGATCGAAAAAATCAGGAGGGAGGCCGATTATGAATAAGATGATTTACCAGTTGGGGATGGAACCGCAATACGCCTCTCATGTGCTCCTGCTTTGGAACGAAAGTGAATACCCTTGCGATATTCGGGTACGGCGGGCAAAGACGGTCGGGCTGATCGTGATAGAGATAGATAATTTGGAATTGGCAAACAAAATAGTAAACGCTACCGGTTGCCAGGTGGCGGTAAAGGAGGTAAAAGCATGAAAAGGGCCTATTCACCCAAAGAAGTACAGTCTATGAATATCCCCAGTTTTCCGTTCGAAGGCGAATGGGAAGCCGCCTTCGGGCGACCGGATCGGACCGGGACGTGGATCATTTGGGGCGAAAGCGGCAACGGGAAAAGCACCTTTGTCATGAAGCTGGCCAAATACCTTTGCCGGTGGTGTACGGTCGCATACGACAGCCTGGAAGAAAGTACGGGGTTGTCATTCCAGAACACGTTGAACCGGGAACGGATGGAAGAAGTGAACCGCAAGTTTAAGATATTGGACCGGGAATCGATGGATGACCTGAGCGAGCGGCTTTCGAGGCGTCGCAGCCCCGATGTAGTCATTATCGACAGTTTTCAATACTCCGGTTTGACGTATGCCAGCTACAAGGCACTGAAAGAAAAGCACCGTAACAAGTTGCTGATATTCGTCAGCCATTGCGAAGGCGAAAAGCCGGAAGGTCGGGCCGCCAAAAAGGTGGCATACGATGCCGACGTGAAAATCTTCGTCCGGGGCTTCCGGGCCATCAGTAAAGGGCGTTTTATCACCAAGCCGGGGAACCATTATACAATCTGGGAAGAAGGTGCGGCCCAATACGCTTGCGAATAAATTTACAAACCAATTAAACAGATAACACTATGGACGCAACCATCGAAGCAATCCTGAACGATGCGGTGGAAAAAGCGATGGCCTTTTCAATCCTCGATCAGTCGTTTATTTACAGCGAACTATCCGATCGTTTTTCCGAACTATCGCATACGGCATTAATGACCGAGTACGGGCTAAAAGAGGAGGATTTTGAATGAAAGCACGTAATTACGCCCGGTTTTACACCCTGTTGAACCGCCTGCCAACGATGGACCGGGACGAACTGAAAGCGACGATGGTAAGCCAGTACACGGGCGGCAGGACCGAGTCGCTCCGGGAAATGACAACGAAAGAGTACGACGTCATGTGCGACGCGATGCAACAGACCGCCGGAGGCTACCGGGCACGGGAAATCTACCGCGAGGAACTCCGCCGGAAACGCTCGGCGGTACTGAGGCAACTCCAGAAGATGGGTATCGACACGACCGACTGGAACCGGGTGGATGCCTGCTGCATGAATCCCCGGATCGCTGGCAAGGAGTTCCGGAAACTGACCGTCGAGGAACTGGAAACGGTAAACATCAAGCTCCGGATCATTCAGCGGAAAGAGAACGGAAAGAATACAGATTATTCACAATTAAATTAACAACATCATGGAAGAGAAGAAACAGACAGTCGAAATGACGGTGGAAGAAAAGCAGGAGTATGAGGCGTTCAAAGCAACGCAAGCCGAAAAGAAGGCGAAGGAACAGGCCAAGCGAGACCGCGAGGCCTACAAGGAACTGGTGGACGAAACCATTGAGAGCGTGATACCAGATTTGCGGCTCATGAGCGAAAGTTTGAGGGCTGTCAAGCAGGGGGTGTTAAGCGACTTCCGTCGCGTGATTGAGATGAAGTCGGAAGTATTGAAGCTGAAAAAGGACGGCCAGCGTTCGGACACCTTCACAAACTCCGCCGGAGACAAGCGTATCACCGTTGGTGTTTATACGACCGACGGGTATCGTGACACAGTAGAAGATGGTATCGCCATCGTGAAGGAATATATCGAGGGGTTGGCCAGCGACGAGAAGACGAAAGCCCTCGTAAAAATGGTGCTCCGCCTCTTGGCCCGTGACGCTAAGGGTACGTTGAAGGCAAGCCGCGTCGTCCAGCTCCGGAAGATCGCCGAGGAGACCGGATCGGAGCGTTTCATGGAAGGCGTCCAGATCATCGAGGAGGCCTACCAGCCGGCCATCAGCAAACAGTTCATCCGCGCTGAGGTGAAGAATGAGAACGGTGCCTGGGTGTGTATTCCTTTAGGTATGACGGAGGCATGAGCAAACAGCAACACGCACTATTGATTCAGCCGCCACTCTTCCCGAAAGAGCATCCCCTTGAACGGGTAGAGTTTGGCGGTATCCCCTGCTCTTATTGCCACAGCAATGGTTGGTTCTGGGGGACGGATGAGTTCAGGGAACGCATCAAACAAGAGTGCCCCGTGTGTAAAGGGCATAAACGTCTGAAGGCCGTCGTTACAATCGACTGGCAAGCGGATAAAACCTGTAAATAACAAATAATTTGGAACAGATATGAACAACATCTTAGAACGATTCAGAAGAAAACAGCAAAAGCACCAACCGGAGGCACAGCAGCCAACCGACACGAAAGTTTCAGTACCCAAACGGGAAAAGACAATCCCTCCACACATCGTGGCTTGCAAAGTCTGCGAAGGCAAGGGAATGAAAGAGGGTGCGATTTGCCCACAGTGTAAAGGCTCTGGCCGGGTAATCGTATCTTGCGAGGTAACAACGTATGTAGCGGCTTATGTGCCGGAAAACAATCAAAAATAATCAATCATGGAAGAAAAAGTTAAAGTTGTAATAGAACTGGATAAGAATACAGTTCAAGCAGCCGCCTATTTAGGTGATACCCAACTCTCTGATGAGTTGTGGAAGCAGATGCTTTCCGAACCTATATCTTTCCCTATGGGAGTGATGGAGGAACAGAGAAAAGAAATGGAATTGGGAATATCAATGGTAGCTATTGGAATTGGTTTAAAAAGAATGGAGGAATTAAAATGAAACGAGTGCAAGGAACCAAAGGCATAGCCCTTTTTGAGTGTATCAACGCTGACCAGAACAAATGGAATGTCCGCTGGGATGTGCAGGACAACCCCGCCGATAAGGAGGGTAAGATAAAAGGTGTAAACTATATGGAAGAGACCTTCTTGTATAAACCCGACCTGTTGGATGTAAAAGCGGTTATGTCGATATGGTGTAACAGCGAGGATGTTGTAGTCAGTTTCGTATTGGATGGGAAACGCATTACACTGGAGCAAAACGGTATATTGCTACTGCGCAATCAAGCGGAACAGACCCTGAAGGATGGTGGCACTTCCGTCCCTCTGATAACTGACGAAGGGGTTGTGGAAATCGCACCGACCGAGGCTTTGTTCATTTCCGGTCGTATATTGGCCAATTACGGGGATTATAACAAGAATATAGCCGACCAATTGGAAACCATCAATAACGCCGAGAGCATTGAGGCCTTGACCGTTATCGATTTTCGTACAGGTTATCCGGAACCCTCTTCCATGACATTGGAGGAGATTCGTGTCGCCATCGCCTCGGCCAAGAAAACGCCGGAGCAGCAAGCCGTCCTCTTCGCCCGTATGACCATCAACAACACTGACATGACGAACAACGACGCGCTTACCCTGAAAGAACTGCACCCGGAATGGGAAGAGTTCATCGGTAAGTCCCTGAAGGCAAAGTATCGTGTCCGGTACGATGGCCATCTGTACCGTGTGCGTCAAGACATCGCTGCCGTCTTGAAACACCAGCCGCAAGGAATCGACACCGCCGCACTCTACGAAGAAATCAACGAGGAGCACGCAGGTACTCAGGATGACCCGATACCCTACAATAATAATATGGAATTGTTCTCTGGAAAGTATTACTCGCAGAACGATATTACCTACCGCTGCACCCGTGATACCGAGCAAGCGGTTTATCAGGATTTGGCGGCGTTGGTCGGCATCTATGTGGAGAAAATAGAGTAGATGATAAAAAAGGCGATTTTTAAAGGGGCAAAACCTATATAATGAAAAAGCGGTAGCTTTCAGCCCCGCTTTTTCATTATATAGGTTTGTTTATCAGTTTATTAAATAGTATTGCATATTAAAACAATAGATACTATCTTTGCATATAATTTAAAACAAAAAGATATGAAGATAAAAGAAATTAGTGTAAACGATTTGGATAATTACCTTTCCGATGGAGCTACAATTTGTGACATCTTGGGTGATGGTGTTTTTGAGGCCTTACGTATTAAAGAATGGAACGAAACTTATACCCTAAATGAAGATGTTAGAATTAATCAGAATATGAATAGTTACCGGAAAGCTCTTTATATACAAGAGAGTAGGAAAGCAATGAAGGAGAGTCTGTAGAATTACAAACTGGTGGGATGTGTAAAAATGTCCCGCCTTTTATTTTGCCAAAAGGTGTCGTTTCTGTACTTTTGTGTTTGATATTAAAGTTGTAGCCAGAAAAATGAAGCCCAAAGGATGTTCATACGCAAAACGTGTCATTGAGGTAAATGACATCTATGACGAATACGCCAAATCCGGACTGTCGAATCGGGAGATTTGGCGGCGTTATATACATCCCATCTACGGCATTTCCGAAAATACATTTTATAACTATATCAACGCCGCCGCCAACCCGAAAATCATCGCCCGAAAAGACGACTTGCAGCTTTCCCTATTCGGTTGATCAAAGTTTCCGTACCTGAGTGGTGATGTCCGGTGGTACCGGATATTTTACCAATTTCTTCACTGCCGAATCATCATACAGCAGCGTTTGGTAAACTTCCGTATCGTCCAATATCTCTTCATGGTCGTGACAAGGAATGGAGGCCGACCTTCTGAACGCTCCCCAATAGTCACCGGTAAACCCGTGAAGGCAGCGGTTTATCTTATCCAGCAGGTCCAAGTGAAACTCCTCGCCGTCGTAGCCTTCCGGCAAGGCGGCGGTGAGAACATGAAGCCCTACTGTAAAGTCAGTGTCTTGTAAGCCTCCCTGCTGGTGCCGCCAAGACATCTTCCCGAACTCGACAAAAACGGCGGGCATGGAAAAGTGTTCTTCCTGCTCGATAAACTCCACCTGCCGGTTCCAAAGCCCGATGTGCCTGATTGCGTAATCGGGCGTTTCTCCGGCTTCGATCATTTGTTTGATACGTTCTTCCGATACGAATACGATGTTGCCGCTGTCAGCCAATAAAAGGCGCGACAGGCGTTTCTTTAGTTCTCGGTATAAAATCTTTCTCATTTGTTTATAATTGGATGTCGTTTTAAATAGTCTTCAAAATTCTGCTCGGTAATCTCTCGGATAATCCGGTCGGTTTTCCTTCCAGTTCCGATGAAGCGGCGTTCAGGAATTTGAATGATCGAACCGACCTTCTTCAAGGCCATAGCACGGTAGAACTCCTCCTTGTCAGAAAGTTCCCGGTTCCGCTTGTTGTTTCGTTTCTCGCCGTCCTTTTTATACTGGTACTTGCCTTGTGTCTCTTTTAGCTTGTGCCAGAACCAGCCCTTCATCTTCTTCGTAACCTTGATTTCCTCGCCCTCGTTGTGGATACGGGCATAAGGTTTGTTGGAAGAGTAAACCAGTTCGTTGCGACGTTTCCGGCCTCGAATACTTCGGCGTAATCCGCCGGTACGCTGCATAAGTGACCCCACACCGTCATCAAATTTACGTTCCGGCCATTTCTTTTCATCAAAGAAGGCCTTACGCTCGAAATTCCGGTCAAACTCTTCGTCAAACTCGACTTTGATGTCCTCCAACGACCGGTCGATTACTTCTTTCTTAAAATCTGCGTCCATAAGATTGGGGTTTAGATTATTAATTGTATATTTGCCGTCAAAACGTATGTGTTGTGCGGGCAGAGCCGGTCCTGAACCTAAGATGTCGCCAATATGTACGTTTATTTTATTTTATCAGTGACCGAATACAGGAAGCAATCATGTACGACCTTTCCCTTGCCGGTTGTAAAATCCGTTTCCGCCACGTTTAGATAAACCGTTTTGTTGTCGATTACCCCCTTGAAGTAGTGGAACCGCTTGATGTTGTCTTTCCGGTCGTGGCTTAACCCTTCGGATGTGTTTACATAGGCGGATTGCTCCAGTACTTTGTCGAGTGTGGACAGATGTTCTTTTTTCAAGACAGACGACCGGCCGAATGTATCACTGTACAGGTGTTTATTGCCCTCTTTGGAAAATTCGACCGTCCTTGAAACCCCGCCAATTTCCAGCGTGACCTTCTTTTTCAGAAGCGGTTGCATTTCCCGTAGGTAATGTTTGCGTTCAATGGCCGCCTGTGATTTGGCTATGTCCCCGGCGCATTCATGTATAATCGGACAGGCGGCGCAAAGTTCGTTACCGGGTATCTTCGCCAGTTCCAGCCCGTTCTTTTTACAGGTAGCGCACTTTCTGATTGTGTACGAGTTGTAAGCCGGATAAGCCGCCCGCTGTTTTCCGGGATTGAAGCGGAACATTTCGGCGTATTTGCCTTCGGTTGCCTTGTCCCCGGCTTTCATGGCCTCTTCGCTGTCGGTAGCTGGGTATTTGGCCGCACGTACTTTGGCGACGACGCAACGGCAATTAAATCCGTTCGGCGGGTAATACTTATCCCAAAACGGATCGGAAGCCAAAAGCGTGATACCCTCCAGTTCTTTGTGCTTTTTCCTGACCTTGCTATCCCCGGCTGTACGGTACTGTAACAGATAACGGCCTCGGCCGTCATCCTGCTGCTCCTCCCAACGTGCGGCCATTTGTGCGCTTTGGACGGCAAAGGAATATTCCGTTTGCAGATAGTGCCTGTTATAGGAATCATTTATCTTTTGAATGTCGTTTGAAAACTGTTCAAACGGTTTCAGGTTGCCTTTCTCGTCCAACAACAGGCCGGCCGCCTCTTTCATTTCGTGGAATGTCTTGAAACCGGAGAACACGCCCGCACTCTCCCGGAGGCTGGTTACCATTGCCTCCGACGGCTGTTCCTCTTCAATGCCCCGTTCAATGCCTTTTGCGAGATAGGCGGTGATTTCTTCTATCAGCCTTTGCACCGGTTTCTCCTGTAACATACCCGCCCCGAAGATGCGTTCACTGTACAGCCACTTCATCGCTTTCTCGAACGCTGATTCTATGCCGGACATGTCCGGGTAATCTTCTGATGCCAACTGCAACGTGTCTTTTCTGTACAGCCGGCCGATACGGTCGTGCAGCCCGGCATAATCATCCGGGCTTAATCGAAAAAAGGGCGTGCCAACGCTGCCTGTTCCGGTTGTTTCTTTTCGCCGATGATGGGCACGCCGTACTTGTCGATAAGGTATTTCGGATCGACCTCGAACCGGTCAAGAATCATCTTTTCGTATTCCAACTGTTGCTCCGGCGTGTAGTCTATCGAATCGTCCCACTCGAAATGCAATCCCTTGACCGGGAACCCGTGCCGTACCATGCGTGGTAGCAGCTGGTCGTTTACGATGTCCTTCACGAGGTCAGCGTCCTTTTCCACCACGTTCTCGAACACCTCCAAATGGACTTCCGATTGTGAAAGGCTGCTACCGTTGTCAATGGTCATTGTCTGGTTCAGGATACCCTTCGACAGTTCTGAGTTGGCCCGGTCGATACGTTTGTCGTAAACGTTGAAGGCGTCGCCCCGCGTCGTTTCCTTGATGTCTATGTCCGTTCCGTCCGGGAATAATCCCCAGGCGGCCGCCCCCATTGAAGAGAGCATGTTTTCTATTTGGCTGCGGTCTTTCGGGTCCCGCGCCGTTGTCTTGGCAACACGGATAGGCATACCGAATATCTCCCCGAACTGGTCCCAGTAGGCAAGCATATTCTTTTTGGGTATGGTTTGTGTGGCCGCTTTGAGGAACAGCCCCAAGTCGTGCGGTTTCCCGGCTTCGACCACCCAGTCCGCCATAGGCCCTTCCCGGTAAGGTATGCCGGTCTGCCATTCGTCGCCCTGTTCCCGGACAATCACGCCGTACTCCTGTATCACGTGCTTCCGGTTGACCAGTTCCACGCCTGTATAGCGCATTTCCCCGTCCACCGTGAGCACATCTCCCAATTGGATAAGCGAATGCCCCCAATAACGGGAATCCAGTATGTACCCGACCATATCCTTGAACCATGAGGCCTCCAGCAATTGTGTTGCGACATCATCCCGCTTGTCTTTCACGTCCACCATTTTGAAGCTCCTCTTCTGGACGAACCCTTTTCGCTGGTCCACGCAGCCTGAAAGGTGCAGGTCCACTTCCACATCCCGGTAGATGTCGTACAGCCGTTCACGGTGCGGGTTCTCGATATTGATGGCCTGTTGCCAAGCTTGCCGCCATGAACGCATATCCTTTTGTGTCAGCGCGTCCGCCTGTAGCTTCAGTTCGACAGTCATTGACTGGAGCCGTTTCCTGTCACGGGCGGAGGCCAGGTTGAAATCGCCGATCCTCATGCCGGCATTGTTTCTGTTTCTTTTTGCCATAGCTTACCATATATATGTATTCTTCTTTTCCGACCCCCATTTCATGGGGTTGTTGATGTCCTCCTCACCACCTTCCCCGGTCACGGTCGGGAGGTCGGGCGTTATTTTACCCGCTTGTACGCCCTCCAACCATTTCAAGGCAAGTTCGTAACGCTCTTTGCGTATCTCATGCCCCATTTTGGTGGGAAGCCATGAGGAAAGGTGGTACAGGGCAATGTCGCAGGTGCGCATTACCACCACGTCGTTACGCTCGCTTCCGGTGGCCGCAAACAACTTCTTTACATCATACCGGCTGCGCAGGTATCCTGATACCTCCTCAATGGCCATCCGTTCGGCCGTTTCCCTCTTCTCTTCCGAACTTTGTTGGAGTACCCTCAGGGCGGTGTCGCTGGCCATGATGTAATCTTCTTCTGTCAGAAACATAAACGTTCAACTGTTCTTTCATTGCCACGGTACATTACACACCCATTCATGTCCGGTACCGTTTCCGGACCGGTTATGACGACGGCTCTTTTTTCCAATTCCTGAATGGTCGTGCCTTTACGGAACTTGCGCTGTGCGATCATCTTCTTCAGTTCCCGCTTGGAATAGACCTTCGGTACACCGGCAACTAAAAGGACCAGATGTTTGCGTTTACTTATTTCGGATAACTCACCCGCCAATCTGACGGCACGGCGGATTCTGTAATTCAGAATAATGTCTTTAATAAACTGTTTCATTGTCTTACCAACTATTTTTAGGAAACCGGCGTATGCCGATACTCGGTTTAAACTTCTGTACTCTTGAATGCTTCTGCAAAACATAGATAGCCCCTTCGTCCGCGTCAGGCCCGTCATCATGGGTGCTGCTCCCTTTTTCAATGGAAAGAGTCTGTTCGATACCGCAGAGCATATCGGGATCGTTTTGCAAGTCCTCGTTGTAAAATACAAACCCGCGTTCCCATAGCGGAGAGACGGCTTCGATACGCTGGAACTTGTCCGGCTTCTTGCGCTTGTCCGCCTGTATGGGCAACTGGTATCCGCGCAGGTTACCTTCCGCCTCGAAGTCGTCCAGCAGTGTGTCCTGCAAGAAATTCGCCTCAATCATGTATTTGCATATTACTCCCTCCGGCAACCTTTCGTGAAGGTCATAGAACCAGCGGACCATTTCAGCAACGGAGCATTGCCGGACAAAGGCGAACAGCAGATGCAGTTCCGTCCCGACCTTTCCCCATACCTTGATGGCCTTGTAGTCGTTCTTGGTCGAGCCTTTGAACGAGGGGTCGCAATAGGCGACTATTTCGTCGTACTTGTCGAGTGGCAGTATCTTTTTCCAGCGTATCCAGTCCTTGCGGAATACCGAACCTTCCTTGATAGGGTTGTTCATATACTCCTTTTCAAATGCCCGGTAGCCCATAAACTCGCGTTTTTCGGCGATACGCTCCAACGTCCAGTACTCCGGCCATGCGGAACGACCGTTTTTATCCAGCACGTTCACCTGGCTTACCTCCACGCCTTTTGAGGCGGCTATGTTGGCAAGCACGCTACACTTGTTAATCAGGTTCCCCACCATGATAAACCGGCCGCCTTCGGCACCGAACGCCCCGAAAAGGGCCTCTTTCACCCATTCGGTTATTTTACGCACCCGACTGTCATTCTCGCACAGTTCGTCATCGTCGAGGTCATCGATGACGATATAATCCGGGCGGCGGTTCCGGTATCTGAGACCACGTGGAGATTGCCCACGACCACGGGCGAAGAAGGCGATGCCGTCAGAAGTGACAAATTCGCCGTCCTGCCAGTTCCCGGCATTGTATTTGGTTCCGAAGTCGTGCGTATAACGTTTGTTGTATTGCAGTTCCGCTTGAATATCCCCAAGCAAGGTCTTTGCGGAATCCTCCGACTTCCCGACCAGCACCATCACGTTTATCTCGCACCGCTTCTGCGCCATGAGCCACATCGGTATCATGACATCCATGTGGGTGGATTTCGCTTGGCCACGTGCCCATTTGAATACCGCTTTCAGTGTCCGCCGTTTCAATATCTTTTTGGCTGCCTCGATATGGTGCTTTGCCGACGGGATCACCTTGCCCGTTTCGCTGTCCGTGCAGTAATGGGGAAAGTAATATTCCACAAAATAGGCATAATCCTTCCGTGCCCTCCCAATACGTTCCAATTGTTCCGCTTTCGTTTCAGCAGCGTTTACGGTGGAAAAGTTCTGGATGGTCTCACACAGTTGTTTCCACCTTTTCAGTGCCTCTTTCTGTCCCGGTTGTGTTGCCATATATATTATATATTATAATCCGGGCGTTTCTGCCGATACCTGTTCGGCAATGAACGTGTCCTGATACTTGTTGGTCATTTTAAGGAAATCCACTGTCAGTTCCTTGTCTATCTGTGTGCGTGTGACCAGCCAGTTGTTATACGAGGTAAGTACCTCGATGATGGTGGTCGCATTGGTGCGCTTGTCTATCTTCTCGATACTGGCCGCCAGCTTCGCCATTTCGTCGGCGGTCATTTCCCCGCTTTCCAAACGTTCGTCCGCCTTGCGCATGATTTTTGCGACCAGTTCCTTCCGGGTGATGGATTTGGCGGTTCGGAGCGCGTCCCAGCCTCCTTCACTTACCCACTTGTTTATCGTTACACGGGAGACGCCGACCTTCTCGGCCACCAGTTTCTGCGTGTCGCCGTTGAGATAGTAAAGCCTTGCCAGCTCCTTTGTCTTTTCCAGTTCTTTTTTTGATAATGCCATAAATGGAATGGTTTGTTTTTTCGGCAAAAATGTAAAGAAAGCCGCCCGCCCGCAATAAACAGCGCAATACTTGGGAACAAGTCTTCAATACTTGGGGAAAAGTCCCCAAACGTTGGGGAGATTTTTTCAAACCCTTTATGGGAAGAGTAAGTTTGCGGCATATCAACGATAAAAATGAAATGGCGAAACGAATTGTAATCAGCGATGAGTCGGTCAACTGCTACGGCACATGGATCAGTACGGAGGGTATGGACATCACCCAATACGAAAAGAATCCGGTGCTGCTTTGGATGCACTGGCGCGGCGTGATTATCGGCTGTATCAAGGATGTGAAGAAAGAGGACGGCCGTGTAACCGGCGAACCTTATTTTGATGAGGTGCGCGAGGAATCAAAACAGGCGAAGGCACAATGGGAAAAGGGAACGCTCCGTATGGCCTCTGCCAATGTCGATGTGCTGGAATACAGCGAAGCCCCCGAACTTGTCAAACCGGGCCAGTACCGCGCCACCGTCACCCACAGCAAGCTGACCGAAGTCAGCATGGTGGACATCGGCGGCAATGACAACGCGCTGCCGCTTATGCTGAGCTCACAAGGCAAAGAATTGAAACTGGCGGCCGGAGAAGAATCGGAAAGCCTCCCGCTGCTTATTACTAACAATAATCAAACTGACGAAACGATGGATTTTAAAGCGATCGCCCTCAAACTGAGGCTGCCGGAAACGGCGACTGAAAATGAAATCCTTTCCACGATCGAAGTGCTGCTGGGTTATAAGACGGCCAACGAGCAATTACGAAAGGAAAAGGAGCAAATGCAACTGGCCGGTATTACCGCCGCCGTTGAAAGTGCCATTACCGAACGCCGTATCACGGCAGAAAAGAAAGACCATTTTATCGCCTTGGGCAAACAGGTCGGATTGGAAAGCCTGAAGCTGACCTTCGAGGCCATGATCCCGGCACAGAAACCGACCGACATCATCCGTCCGGGAAGCGCGGGCGGTTCCGCCTCGGAATACAAGAAACTGTCGGACGTGCCCGCCGATAAGATGATGGAACTTAGAAACAACGACAAATCCACCTACATGAAGCTCTATAAGGCCGAATACGGTGTGGACTGTCCCAATTATTAATCAACAAAAACAAAAGAACGAATGAAAACAAAATTCGGATTCAAAGCGATTACCGCCCTTCTGTTCAACGCGATGATGGGCGTAATGATGGCCGCCGTAATGGGCTTTTCAGCCACGGCCGGAGCCGTTACCGCCGTCGGCGTATCATTGGCGGCGGGACCCTTCATGCCCTCCGGCGCACTGTGCGAAGGGGTGCTGACGGAAGTATGGACGGGAGAACTGATCAAGACACTTCGCGCCGGAGATGTGGCCACCTTCCTTGACGGGTTGCCCGACTATTCACAGTATGCCGAGAATGACGTGATCCACATGATTGATGTCGGTGGTGACCCTGACGTATTAATCAATAATACGACTTACCCTATCGCCGTTCAGGAAATTTCAGATGTTGATGCGGTGTTCAGCTTAGATAAATTCCAGACTAAAGCGACCCCGGTAACAGACGACGAACTGTATGCTTCCTCTTACGACAAAATGTCAAGTTTGAAGGAACGCCATGCCGATGCAATCAAAGTCTCTAAATATGCAAAAGCAATTCACGCCCTTGCGCCGGATAAGACAACGGCAAAAACACCTGTGTTGAAAACAACTGGTGAAATAGTAGACGGCGGGGAAACGGGCCGGCGCAGATTACAGGTTGCGGATATTATCGCACTGAAAGATGCCTTTGATAAAGCGCAAATACCATTGCAGGGCCGCCGTTTGGTATTGTGTTCCGACCATGTGAACGATTTATTGCTGACAGACCAAAAGTTCAAAGACCAATATTATAACTATACGACCGGTAAAATATCCAATCTGTATAGTTTTGAAGTCTTTGAATATTGTGCCAACCCTGTATATAAGGCCGACGGAACAAAGGTCAAGTTTGGAACTGCTGCCGGCGCAAATGAATTTCAGGCTTCTGTCGCTTTCTATACAAAGCGTGCTTTCAAGGCTTCCGGTTCCACTACGATGTATTACAGTGAGGCAAAAACCGACCCGCTGAACCAGCGCAGCCTTGTAAACTTCCGCCACTACTTTATCGTGCTTCCGAAAAAGAAAGATGCGATGGCGGCTATCATGTCCGGATATGTGGCGGCAGTAGGAGGTTGATAAATGACACCACGCGGAATAAGGAATAATAACCCCGGTAACATCCGAAATTCGGATGCTACCGATTGGCAGGGTGAGGTAAAAAAGTCGGAAAAGAAAGATAATGCTTTTGAGGAATTTGAAGATATGGCGCATGGCTATCGTGCCCTGATCAAGTTGCTTCAAAACTACCGTAAAAAGCATGATTGTAAAACGATCGCGGACTTTATTAGCCGGTGGGCTCCGAGAACAGAGAATGACACGGCCGCGTATATACAAAGAGTTTGCCGCGAAATGCAAGTCGCTGCGACCTATGTGCCGGACGTGAACGACAAAACGACCATGTGCAGCTTTGCGGCGGCTATCAGTCAGGTAGAAAACGGCGTTCCGGCCGTGCGGGCTGATGTATATGCAGGCTGGGATTTATTAAAGTAAACCTAAGAAGTCAGGATGGAATTGTCTGGAATAATCTCGTTGGTCGCCGCAATCATATCCGCACCGTTAAGCGCGTGGCTCACGGCTATATTACTGCGAAAGAAGTACGACATGGAAGTCGAACAACTTCGGGCGCAAGTAAAAGCCTCAAAGGCGGAAACCCGCGGCGATGAACTGGAAAATGTAAAAAAGGCAATGGCCATCCTGATGGAAGAGGTGGTCGAGCCACTAAAAAAAGAAATAAATGAAATACGGAAAGAGTTGGCGCGGTTTCGCCGGGCCGTTGAAAAAGTTAATACTTGTCCCCACGCTGATATCGCTTGTCCTGTACGTGACGAGTTGCGGCACGCAGAGAAATGCGAAGGGCACGCCCGCGAACCTACCGGATAATCTTGTAACGGAACGACTGGTTCCGGTTTATTTGTCGCCTGATTCTGCACTTCTTACAGCCCTGTTTGAATGTGACAGCAATAATCAGGTTGTAATGAAGGCTTATAATGAATTGAAAAGCGCAGGTGTTGAAAGTAACCTTTCTTTTGATAATGGCAAACTTGATTACAAGGCCAACGCCAAGCGTGACACGATTTATATACCGGCAAAAGATTCCATTATTTACGTTCCACTGCCCGTTCCCGGCGATACGGTCTATATCAACCGGCTTACATGGTGGCAGCAGACGTGGATATACATGGGCGGATTGTTTGCGGTTATCCTTTTGATCAAGTATATGCCTTTGCTTTGGAAGGCTATTTTAAAACTATTAAAACGCGATTAGAATGGCAAAAGAAAAACAGGGACGGCCGGAAGTGACACCGGTTCCCATAACAGAACAGGAGCCCGCCTTTTTGGCCCAATATCGGGCGGCATACCCGGAATGTTTAAAATTTCATGTGACCGGTGATAACTTGGTATTCCTGTCGCACGAATACGATAAAGCCGTTTCTCACCAAAAAACGGTGGGAAAAGGTGAGTTAAAAACTTATTAATTTTTGAAAGCATGAGTTTACCAAACGTGAACATAGTTTTGGGTAACGGTAATATTGGTACGGTAACCCTTTCTGACGATGGTATTTCCGGGCTTATTTTGACCGGCCAGGCCGTAGAGGAAAAACTTACCCTTAACAAAGTGTACGTTCTTTCTTCCAGCAATGACCTGTCGAGATACGGCATTACCAAAGAAAACAACCCTTTGGTCTATAAAGACGTGGCTGCCTTTTATAAAGCGGCCGGCGATGGTGCGGAATTGCATTTGCTCGTAGTAAGTGAAGCAAGTACGCTGACGCAAATTTGCTCCCCTGAACCCGGTTCGCCCCTTCAGAAGCTGATAGACTCCGCGGCTGGACGTATCCGCCTTGTAGGTGTTAATCGTAACGCTCCGGCTTCTTATACGCCTACGGTTGAAAATTGCATAGACAAAGATGTTATTACCGCCGTCGATGAAGCGCAGGCGGTCGCAAAGTCGTACATGGGTAAAATTGCCCCCTTTGTCATCCTTCTTCCGGCAATTGGCTGGAGTGGTGAAACGGAAGGATTGTATCAACCGCGGGAAGGTAGTTGTAATTGTGTATCTGTTGTGCTGGCTTCGGATGGCAGGTATGGCGAAAGTAAATTGTATTCGGCCGCAATCGGTCAAGTCCTCGGACGTGCGGCCACCTGTGCGGTTAACATCTCCATTGGACGTGTTAAAGATGGCAGCATTGCTGCAACGGGCTATTTGACCGACGGAAAAACGCCACAGGAAGATTACAGCCTTTGGAATATCCTGCATGATGCCGGCTATATCTTTTATCGTACCTATATCGGAAAAAACGGTTATTACCTGAATGACGATGCAACGGCAATCGCAACGACGGACGACTACCACCGCCTTTGCCTTATCCGCGTTATTCAAAAAGCCCTAGTTATCTGTTACAAAACGTACATTGATGAAATTTTGGACAGTATCGAAGTAGACCCCGAAACCGGGCAGGTTCCAAGCCCGATGTGTAAGTATTACGAACAGTTGCTTACGCGTGCGGTTAACACCAATATGGTAGGTGAAATCTCAGGATTTACCGCCTATATTGACCCTAAACAGGATTTGATCACTTCCGGCAGGCTGAACGTTCAGGCAAAAATAGTGCCTACAGCCCTGCTGAAAGAAATAAACGTGGATTTAGCATTTAACAACCCCTATAAAACAAGTGAATAATGGATAATTTTAATTCAAAAGAATACGCTTGGATTGATGTGACGCTTGTTATGCTTGGTAAACCTGTTACCGGGCTTCGCGGTATTGAGTATAAAATGAAGCGACAGAAAGAAGCCCTTTTCGCCACGGGTAAAAAGGCTCGTGGCATTCAGCTTGGTAAAAAGGAGTATGAAGGTACTATTACCGTCCTTCAATCCGAATTGATAGCCATGCAGACAGCCGCAAAGGCGAAAGGGTATGACGATGTTACCGACTTGGAATTTGATGCCATCGTGTCCTATGTTTCCGAAAGCGGTGTCGTGCAGACCGATAAGATAGTAAATCTATCTATTACGGAAGCCCCATACGGGATGAAAGAGGGTGATTTGTTTCAAGAAATTGCGCTCCCGTTTATTGCCTGTGATGTAGAACCGAATGTTGTATAATAAAAAAAAGAACAATGAACGAAGAAAAAGTAATTACAGAAGAACAGATTGAGGCATGGAAAAAGAAACATGGCTCGGTGTACAGTGTAACAGTTGACAGCAAAACGGCCTATCTGAAAAAGCCCGATCGCAAAGCGTTGAGTGCGGCTGCCGTACTTGGGAAAACCGACCCGATGAAGTATAATGAGGTGCTTTTAAATAACTGCTGGCTTGGTGGTGATGAAGAAATAAAAACCAACGACGAATTATTCCTGGGCGTTTCTTCAAAGCTGGCCGACCTTATCGAAATAAAGGAAGCCGAGTTAAAAAAATTATAAGCCGAACAAACGTGGCAGACAAGCCCGGATGGATGTTTTTAGCCGATACTCTTATCCGGGCTTATTTGCATATGAACCCCGAAGAACTTGCGGATGAAGAATGGGCGCATCAAATAGCGATGGCCGAATGGGTTAAACAAGATTTAACGGTTAGTTTATGGCGAACAAAATAGAATACATATTCAGCTTGCAGGATAAGATTTCCGCGAAATTGGGTGGTATTACAGCCACTTCCGACAAAACGGTAACAGCCCTTTCCGGTGTACGTGAAAAGGTTGCTTCTGTCGATGCTGTATGCAAAGATACGGGTAAAACCGTAGGTTCGCTTAAAATGAAAGTTGATGCGCTTCAGGCGGAAAGGGAATGGATACCGGCGGATAATTTGCCCGCCATACGCGAGTATAACAAAGAAATTTCCCGGTTGACAAAGGAGATTGATGCGCTGGAAACGGCCAGTGGCGGGGGCAAATTTAAGAAATGGGCTTCCGACGCTTTCGAGGCCATACCGGGTGCAGGTCTTCTTAAAAACCCGCTGGTTACCGGAATGGCGGCTATCGGGTTTGCAGGTAAAGCCGGAATGAGTTTTGACGAAGGCATGGCGAAAGTGAATATTACCGCACAACTGGATGAAGCTGGATTGTCTGACCTGAAAAAGAAACTTAAAACGATTGCGGACGACAATAAAACAGATGTTGTTTTAGCACCTGTCGGGTTTGAGCAGATAAACTCACAGCTTAACGATGTTGATTTGTCACTTTCTATTTTGGATGCTTCGTTAAAAGGCAGTAAGGCCGGTTTTACTCAATTAGACACTGTTTCCGCTGCACTGGCTCAAACCCTGTCTATTGTCGGCAAAGAAAATACGACGGCCGCGGAAGTCTTGGATACATTCTTTGCGGCTAAGCGTGTGGGGGCCGGTGAGTTTTCCGACTTTGCCCGGTATATGCCGAACCTGATTGCGGGCGCGTCGAATTTAGGAGTAGCCTACAAAGAAGTTGCCGGAACATTTGCCTATATGACGGGGAAAGGGCAAAGCGCGGAACATGCTGCCGTCCTGATGGAAAATGCGTTTTCTATTTTGGGGCGTGGCGAGGTACGCGACAAGTTGGCAAAATCCGGTGTAAAGGTGTTTGATGAAGCCGGTAAAATTAGAAGCCTTGTGGATATTTTCTCCGATTTGCAAGGCGTTATGGCCGGATTGAATGATGAACAAAAATCTTCCTTCCTTGAAAAATTGGGAATGGTAGATAAAGAAGCAAAAAACGCATTCGCTATTTTGACCTCTGATATTACAAAGTATAACGCATCTATGAAAGATGTTGTTAATTCTTCCGGAGAAACCGACAAGGCTTTGGAATACTCACAAAACAGCGTACAACGATTAACAGAGGTTTGGAACAAATTCAAGAATATCGGTGTAACTGTTGGCGAAATAATCCTGCCGGTTATTAGTGCCGGGTTGAGTGTTGCCGATGTGGTGTTGACCGGCGTTTCTTCTACTCTTAATATTGTGGTTGGCTTTTTTTCTTCTTGGTATTCATTACTTCGGGAAGGGAACCCGCTTGTTGTTGGCCTAACGGCTGCTTTAGGTTTTTATACTATTGCGATGGGAGCAAATTACGCCACTACTCAAAAAGCTGTCATTATCGGCGGTATAAAAAAAGTAATGGATATTGCGCAAACCGCTGCAACATGGGGGCTGACGACAGCGCAATGGGCGTTAAATGCGGCGTTCTATGCTTCTCCTTTGGGTTGGGTTGCTTTGGCGATAGGCGCGGTTATTGCGGCTGTAACATATTGTTGGCAAAAATTTGAGGGCTTCCGCGTCACTATACTTGGCGTGTGGGGTGTGATAAAAGAATTTGGGGCTACTTTATTGGATAGCGTTGTAAAGCCATTTAAGCAGGTGCTTTCCGGTATTGGTGGGGTTTGTTCGGCTATTGTAAACCTTGTAAAAGGCAATTTCAAAGAAGCGGCCGCCGCGGCTAAGGATGGTTTTAAAAATATTGGTGAAGGCGTGTTGGGTGCTAATCCTGTGTCAATTTTGTACGATACGGCCCAAAACGGCAATTATTCGCAGGCGTGGGAGAAAGGCAAACAGGCCGGGCGTGATAGTTGGGTCGCGTCCCAGCAAAAGACGGATGATGTATCAACGATGGATAAACTTATTCCAACGCCCGCACCATTACCGGAACCGGGTAATATGCCGGGAACGAACTTTAATGACCTGATGGCTAAATTGGGGAAGGACAAGAAGGGCGCGAAAGCCAAAAAAGTTCTTAAACTTGATGATGATGTAAAAAACCTGAACGAAACGGCTGTTTATACGGCTGTTACCCGGAAGCTGGCCCCGCTTACAGTCAGCCTGAAGCCGACAGAAGCAAAAGAGCGGGTAACGGACAAGGTATTACCCGCCGGCAATGTTATTGACGCAAAAACCGCCTTTGCGGCTAAAGCGGACGACCGTACGCAAAGTTATGAGCCGGAAAAGGAAAATTACCTTTCTGATATTCTGTCGAATGTTCGGAAAATTGCGGCGGCTGTTATGCTTCCTTTGGCGGTTACCCTTTCTTCACCTGAGGTAAAGGGGGCGGAACAGCCCGTTGTAAATTTGGCTTCTCCTGAACTTGTAGCGCAATCCCCGGCCGTTCAGCTTGGCGGCCCGGTGGTAAATGTGCCGGAATTTCCGGCGGCTTCCGTTCCTGATGTAAAGTTACCCCAGCTTTCCGATGCTTATTCCATGCCGGAAAAAACAACGGAAAAAAGCAGTTTTATATCTGAAAACACCACTACGGTAGAAACCGACAAGACGGTGCATGTAGGAAAGGTTTGCGACAGCGTGGTTATACATGTTGCAAATACGGATAATAAAGGAAGTGAAACCATACGTGCTGAAATAATGCGCATATTAGACGAATTGGCAGAAGGATGAGTAAATTTAGTTTAGGCGGCATATTGGCCAGCTTTATAGGTTACAAAGGTATTCCTTACCCCGGCGGTTTTTTCCCCGATAAGCCGCCGCAGTATAAGGGTTCAGGCTATGAATACCCCGGCGATGCGGCTTCGGAAAAGACTTATTCCGATTTGGGTAGTGTTCTCAGGAAGAAAGACGCACAGGGCCGGTGGTATTTTATGCCGGTAGTGTTGGAGCATAAAGGTAAGGAATACGAAATACCGAATGCCGTTATTTCCATTAACGGGAAAAAAACGATTGTAGAAACTGCGATGGTTGGAAGGAAGGGGACGGTCAAAGAACTTATATCGGTAGATGATTACGAAATAAACATTGCCGGTGTGGCTTTGGACAGTGATTTCCCCGACAGCCAGATTGCAGAATTGAATGACCTGTATAATATCAATGAGGCGGTAACATTGAAATGTGCCCTTACTGATATTTTTTTAGAGGAAGAAGATAAGGTTGTTTTAAAAAGCATCGACTTTCAGGAAATGCGCGGCTGTGAAACGGCGCAAGCCTTTAAAATGAATTTAGTTACAGACCGTGGTTTTGAATTGATACTTGAATGATATGTTTGTTCTATGTGCAGAAATAAAAATTGGTGGCGTTTCTTTTAAGAGCGTTCACAATGTGGAGATAAAGCGAAGCCTTTACAGCCTTGCCGCAACGGCAATTGTAAAGGTTCCGGTTACCGCTGTGCTCAAACATGCCGGTGAACCGCCTACGCACATAGAAACGGCGCAGGCGGTCAAGGTGGGTGATAAGGTTGAAATTAAGCTGGGCTATGACAATACGTTGAACACCGAGTTTGTCGGGTATGTAAAACGGCTTAATTATAAGGTTCCGCTTGAAATTGAATGCGAGGATGAATATTACAGGCTGCGTTTTGTAAACTGTGTTTTCAGTAAAAAGGAAACGACGTTAAAAGACTGTTTGAATACCGTTCTAACAGGTATCACATTCGGCAATGTGGTAGACCTGACATTAAAAAACTTCGTAATAAATAATAAGCCCGGTTCATGGGTTCTTGGCTACCTTAAAAAAGAATACGGCCTGATTGCCTACTTTGATATAAACGGAAAGTTATACGTAGGAAAGGCTAACGATGTCAAAGGCGAAACGGTAAAATACCGGCTTCGTGAAAATGTAATCAGCGACGACGAACTGAAGTACCAACTTGCCGAAGATGTAAAATTGAAAGTCAAGGCTGTTTGCTATTACAAGGATGGTACGAGAATAGAAGGCGAATTGGGCGAAGATGGCGGCGAACAACGCACGTTTTACTACTATGACGTAAAAGACGCCGGCGAATTAAAAACGCTGGCACAGGAAGAATTAAAGCGGTATTCTTTTGACGGTTACCGTGGCAAAATTAAAACATTCCTGTTTCCCTATGCGCTTCCCGGAATGGTTGCAAGCATTGAAGATAAAGTATATAATGAACGAAGCGGCGATTACTTCATTGAAACGGTAGAAGTACAGTTTGGAACCGGTGGCGGTCGTCGTGTCGTTGAATTAGGAATAAAAGCATGAGTAAGGAACTTGAAGAAATACGACGAAAATTTCAGGGCGTGTTCGGTAATGATGGAGACGCCGTTTTTCAGGCTGTTGTTACTGAAGTGAACGAAGATGAATTTACCTGCACCGTCCGCCGGGATGAACAGGTTGATTTCTTCGATGTCCGCCTGCGCGGGTTGGTTAATGCCGATTTGCAGGGCTTTGCCTTCATCCCCCGGCTTCAAAGCGTTGTGCTTGTGTGTCGCATCGGAAAAAGCAACGAGCTTTTTGTTTGCTGTTTTACCGAAATAGACAAGGTTATATTTACCGGCAATGATTTAAAGCTGGCGGTTGATTTGGATAATATCGACATAAAGAAAGGTGATAAAATAGCCGTCCATGTTGATAAGGAAAAGTTGGAAGTGACAAACGACAAAGTCAATGTATTGCATGAGGGTTCGGCTTTGACGGTTACCGCGGAGAGTACGACCGTTAAGACTTCGACCGGTGGGGTGACAATTACCCGCGGCGGTTCCGGCCTTAAAAAGACACTTGATGATATGCTTACGGCTATTCAGGCGTTAACCGTCCCAACGCCGCATGGCGTATCGGGAACTCCTGTCAATGCGGCAAAGTTTGCTGCGATACAATCAGATTTACCCAACTATTTAGAAGGATGATTTATGCTTGATTACAAACAGACAGATAAGGGAGATTTAGACCTTTCTACCGGCGACCTGTTGGTCGCGGAAAGCACCTACCAGCACCAGCGCGACCTGCTCTATTCGGACAAAGGCCATATCCGGCAGAAGGCGGAAGCCGGTGTCGGCGCGGTGAACTACATGATGGATAACGACCCGGAAGGCCTTCTCCGTGCCACGCGCAAGGAGTTCACGGCCGATGGCATGAAAGTGACAAAGGTGGCTTTCGCCGCCTATTCAAACGATTTGAACGTGGAGGCACGATATGAAAACGATTGAGGTACAAGACAAGCAGATATTGCTGGACATCGTCCTGCAACACTACGGGACTGCGGAGGCCATGGGTGAGATCATGGCGAACAACCCCGGACTGGAAAACGAACCTTCGGCTGTCATGGAAGCCGGCCGGGAACTCGGCCCTTTCTACCCTGACATCAAGTTGAGGGCGGGATTAAGGGTAAGCGTCGATGATGACAGCCGCCTTGTCAAGAAGACGGTGGTCGGTAAGATAAACGGAAGTGTCACCACTTATATGGAAACGCCATGGCGAGAACGATCCAGAAAATAGAGGAAAGCATCACGGGAAAGCTACGGACGAGCTTCAGCCTCTCCACCTCGGCGGCCTCGGAATGGCGGTCGTGGGTCCATTGCGTTGCGTACGCCATACACATGTTCGAGCTAGCGCTTGACACGTTCAAGGCGGAGACCGAGGTCTTGGCCGCGAGAAGCGTGGCGGGGACCCTCTCTTGGTATAACGAGCGGTGCCATGAGTTCCAGCTCGGTTACGACCTGACGTTTGACACGGATACGGGACGGCTGGGGTACGATGTCACGGACGAGTCCGCCCGCATCATAAAGGTGGCCTCGGTGATACCCTCCGAGGACGGGACCGTCGTTTTCCGGGTGGCGACACAGGACGAGGAGGGGAATATCGTCCCCCTGTCCGATACGCAGCTGAGAAACTTCACGGACTATATAGAGGCGATAAAATTCGCCGGGATCAGGACCTCGGTAATCTCGACATACGCCGACACGCTCCGGTATGAGCTGACGGTATATTATTCCCCCTCCTCGACGCTGGATTTCGTCAGGCGGTCCGTGAGCGAGGCACTTGACGGCTTCCGGGCATCACGACGGTTCGGCGGGACAGTCTACAGGCACAAGATGATCGAGGCGGTGACGGAGACGCCCGGGGTCGTGACCGCGGAATTGCGGGCCCTGTCATCGAAAAGCCACTGGGAGGACTCGTACAGGGACATCGGGGCTTACGCCGACCTCTACGCTGGTTATTTCAATTACGCAGGGGACTGCGAGATAGATTTTGTTCCACTCAATGATACACGAGAATGAACGTGGTTTTGGATTTCAAGGGGCTCGTGTCGCAATACCTCGCCCCCCATCGCCGACAGCCGAACCGCCTGGGCTGGCTTTGGGGGCTTGTCGACCTCCAGCGGGTATTTGACGGCTTCGCCTCGTGGAGGCGGGATACCCGTTACCGCCTTGGCGTTTGTGGGCAACGGATGACGCTGGAGGAGTTCCTTGCCGATAAGTACGGCGAGGGGATACGGGTGCTCTCGTATGATGACGGACTTTGGGGGATCGGGTTGAGCGGCGAGCCGGCGCATTGGCTGCCGGTTGGCTTGTCCGGCGAGGAGGGCGTGCTGGCCCCGATCCCCCTCGCCGGAGAGGCCGGGGAGGGATTCGATGGCTTCGATTTCATTGTGTTGGTCCCGAAGGGGTATGACACCGGGCGGATAAGGGCGGAGATAGACAGGTATAAATTAGCGGGAAAACGTTATAAAATAAAGTCAATATGAGAAGGCACGTACAGGAACCCGGCATAAGGAAGTGGTCGGGAACGGATTTAATAGAGTTGGAGAACGAGCCGTTGAAGGCGATAGACGGTTTCTTCTGTGAATATGGGGACATGGTCATCAAGGGGTGCGAGGTGGACAGGCCGGCCGGGCGCGTATCGGAGGGCTTGGTGGGCCTGTCGGGTAAAGATCCGGATGGTAACGAGGTCTATCGCGTATGCCCTTTCAGGGGGGCTTCCGGCATCCCCTCCTTTCCCGTTTACCTCGTGTTAAGGTACTCGGAGAGCGACAGGACGTACGCCGATGAGGTCACCCGTCCCATCGCCTATGATTACGAGGCAGAGTTGCTTTATGAAAGGCCGACGGACAGGCCTTTCCTGCCGTTGGGGGATGATGGCAAGAACCGGTTCGTCGACAAGATCCAGGACGAGGGGCATAGGATGGTGTCCGACTCGGACCGGAAGAAATGGGACGACGGGTTGAGCGGGGCGGGCCATTCGCATGCCCAGGCCACAACAACGAAGCCGGGATTCATGTCGGCGGTGGATAAGATGAAGGTGGATAAGATCGACGGGGATTATTCCCTCATACCCGCCATCACGATTCCTCTTGCGGTTAATGGCTTAACCGGAGAGGAGGATTATGACGGTGTCATGACCGCGTTTGGAGGAAAAGAAAAATTTGACGGCATCGTGAATGGGGTTATGAGTGGAGCTTTTCTTGTGTTCTCTAAAGGGGTTTTCGTATCTGCGGACGCAGGTATGTTTTCCGGCAATACACGTTACCTATACATGGGGTATCAAAATACCGTGTCATACAGTGAGGATATCGTTCTCACGAGCCTGAAAATAAACGTTTCTCACGAGAATAGGTTCGTGACTCTTAAGATCAAAGGATGTAAGGCTTAAAAAGAAGCTGGAGGCCGATCATTGCCTTGTCGATCCTTTATATGTTTCAGACGATGCCAGTCTGGTCCGGTACCTCGAAAGAATGGGCGGGTTCAAAGGGCTTTATTATGCGGTAAGAGATAATGAGCCTTTCTCTTTTTATTCACAAAACAATCCTTATGAGCAAATTTTTCCTATTCGTGCAGAAGCCGGGGGAAACGGTAGTTACAAATCGGTCGATATCTATACGATGGATTGTGAAAAAAACAGTATTGTTCGTACTACCATACGGGATGAGAATGGCTCGTTCGAGAACTTGTCACGTACTATCACCAAAACCCTGATCACGACAACATATGTCCTCCCCAGCGGTTTGATTGACTTAACAGAAGAATCCACTTCCGGTGAAATAGAAAGAGCCGTGGGAGGTGAGTCCGGATTGAGGAATATCACGCAAGCCATCAAAGACGGGAACCTATTGCTCTTACGAGGGAATATTGGAGAGTCTTATCGTTCTGTAAACTTGAGCGGTGGTATCATGGAAGGTGATAACGGCGATATTCAAGTCGTTTTATCGGGCCAATCGTACGGGCTATGGGGAGGTTTGTATTCTTCTTCCTGTATGATAAACTACTCCAAGGATGACAATACCTTCAGTTGCTTATTTTTAATCCTTAATGGGTGATCAGGAGAGGGGATATCAAACCTTGACAATCTGTATATCTAAGATAAATACCGGGGAAATAAGAAAGCCCCCGGCTGTTAGTAAAGACGCCAATCACATACTAACAAACAAATGCGAGTAGCCGCACGACCGGGGGCTGTATGCCTTCAGTCGCGACTACTCGTTTTTGTTTCATGTGATTGGCGTCACAAATATAATACATATTTCAATATGACCGTATTCGACATTTTAAATCTGTATCAAACACCTTTCAGATGGATGTTAAAAAGTGGCATTCATATAGAGGACGTGAATTATATCGACCTGTACAAGGACTATTCCCGGATGATCGCCCATGGTGATAAGGTGACTTACGTAGTGGCGGTACTAGCCGACAAATATCAGGTAAGCGAGCGAAAGGTGTACACCTTGCTCAAGCGACTGTCGCATGACTGCGAGCCGCTTGAGCATTGATCCTATGCAAGAATGATGCAGTGTAATCATTCTGAAAAATTATGCTCTATTTTCTCTTTTACCCACCTTTGTAGTATAAAACAAAAACGGAGTATGGAGATTTACAAAAAAACAACTTTAGGCAACCTGATAATAAAAGATATTCCGAAGGTTTTAGCTAAAGAATTGATAATTGAACATCATTATTCGCACAAGTGGAATGACGGTGGCTTCGGCAAGTTCAATTATGGAATATTTAGAGAGGAAGAACCGGATAAATGTTTAGGTGTTGCAGTGTATGGTTTGATGAAAACGCCCTATGCGAAAATTTTTAGCCATCCTGATCCCAACGCATGGATGTGCGAATTGAATCGGATGTGGATAGATGATATTTTAGGGCATAATGCAGAAAGCATTCTGATTGCAGCATCTATCAAGTTGTTAAAAAAAGCAGCCCCTACATGTGTTGCGGTGCAAAGTTTTGCAGACGGACGGTTAGGGTGTGGAACAATCTACAAAGCAGCCAATTTTGCTTATTATGGTTTCCACTATACAATATTTTGCCGTAATAAAAGATCAGGGGAAGTTACACATAAACAGATACTAACAGACAGTACGTCGCCAAGTGGTTATTTACGGGCAAACATCGCATTTTTAATAGGTGATTTAGAAATATTCCAAGTAAAGACATATAGGTACATTTATCCACTTTGCAAAAAGTTCAGATTCTGTCGTGAACCGCAACCTTACCCGGCATACGATAAAGGCGAAGAGCCTACCCAATGGAAACGCAATACAGACAAAATCAAATCCAACATTATAAGGTTGCTTGATAAAGTAGCTGTTTAAAGTCAATGCGACTGATTACTTTATTCATTATAGTATTGATTTTATACGACCTATGCAAATTTCAAAATTGCTTTTTCAAGTAAGAGAAGTTAAAATTCAATGGCATTAAAAACAGTGTTTGAATATTGTTTTAATGCCATTGAATTTTATCCAAAATCGAACCGCTTCGTTTTAGCATCCCGACGAAAATCAAACCATTTCGTTTTAAAAATTCGTTTGG